TCATTTAAAAGGTTTGGTTACTGCAGCTGAAACCTCTGGAGTAAAAGAATCATATATTCATGCGTTCACAGATGGTCGTGATGTAGATCCAAAATCTGGTTATGGTTTCATTACTGAATTGGAGGAGTTTATCGTGAACAAGCCTACCAAAATTGCCACCATTACTGGCCGTTATTACGCTATGGATCGGGACAAACGTTGGGATCGTGTTAAACAGGAGTGGAAATCTCATAACGCGGGAGATCCTGACATAAGTCGTCGGCTATTAACTATGTTAAAAACATGGAAGGAATATGACGACATTAGACAACAGATTCAAGACGAAGCCTCTGTCTGCGAACAAGATGTTCGGAGCGAGGGGCAAGAGGACATTCAAAAGTCCTGAATATGTTGCGTATCAGAATGAGATACGCGATGACTTAATGGGAACGGATTGGCCATTCAAGACTGATCCGGTCTCATTCATTGTAAACGCCGGCTTATCTAATAGAGGAGCCGATATTGATAACGTAATAAAACCTATCTTAGATACGTATCAAGGTATCTTTGAACAGTTTAATGATAACAAGGTATACTATGTCGAACTACACAAAGAAATCGTTAGCAAGGGAGAAGAGTTTCTCAGGATTAGAGTTACCTCCCATAACGGAGCTTGAAGAATATAATAATATTAAATCAAAGAAACAAAAGAGGATTAGTAATAAACTTAAAGCGTCTAAAGAAAGACGAGTAAGAAGATTACACAGAGAAGAAAGATGGAATTAAATGGCTTATGTACAAACAGCATGTCCGCACTGCAACTCATCGGACGCGTACACTATATATGATGACGGAGCTTATTGCTTCTCATGCCAATACTCAACTAAAAAGAAAGAAGGTAATATGAAGGATATAATAGAGGAAGATAATGATTCAGGGTTTACGTTTATAGAGAATATAGATAGTTACAAAAGCTATCCTATATCTTCTAGAGGTATATCAAAAGAAGTTGTAGACTACTTTAATGTAAAGATGTCTGTGGATTGTAATGGTAAACCCGCTTCACATTTCTACCCTTATACTAAGAACGGAGCTGTAGTAGCTTATAAAGAAAGAATACTCCCTAAAGACTTTAGAACTCATGGAGATTTTAAGAAGACAGAACTATTCGGACAGTCACAAGCTATAGGTAGTAAAACACTCGTTATAACTGAAGGCGAGCTAGATTGTATGGCTGTAGCAGAAGCGTTTTCAAAACAATATAAAGGTAAGATATTTCCTGTGGTTTCATTACCATCTGCAACAGGTACACGCGCATTACTAGATCAACGTGACTGGGTTAATGGATTTGAGAGCGTAATACTTATGCTAGACAACGATGAAGCTGGTAAGAAATCACTTGAATCATGTGCTAAAATTATCGGTGCTGGGAAGGTTAAGATAGCCTCTCTTAGAGGTAAAGATCCTTGTGAATCACTACGTAAGTACGGGCATCAAGCCATACTACAGGCCATCTGGGATGCACAGACATGGTCTCCTGCAGGTATAATGGTAGGTGATGATATATGGGCTGAGTTTAAAGCAAGGCAAGCTACCGAATCTATACCGTATCCTAATTGTTTAGATGGAATTAACGATAAAGTTAAAGGTATTAGACAAGGTGAGATTACTTTGTTCACCTCAGGTACAGGCTCAGGTAAATCAACTGTAATTAAAGAGATTGTACTTGATTTACTAGAAAAGACTGACGATAAGATAGGTCTTATATCTCTCGAAGAATCAGTAGGTGATACAGCAGAGAAGTTTATATCAATGCAGCTGCAAAGACCTGTAATGGATCCACCTCCTCTTACTGACCACCAGCTAAGAATCGGATTCGATGCTGTGTTTGGTGATGATAGACTCGTATTGTTAGATCATCAAGGATCTGTAGGTGATTCAAGTCTTACTGATAAGATAGAGTATATGGCTCTGATGGGATGTAAGTATCTAGTGCTAGATCATATTACTATTGCTGTATCAGAAGGTACAGAAGGTTTATCAGGTAACGAAGCTATAGATAAAATGATGTCTGACTTACTTAAGATAGTAAAGAAACATAATGTATGGCTTGGATTAATATCTCACCTACGTAAATCTCAATCAGGAGCTTCATCATTCGAAGAAGGTAAGTTTGCTTCTATCGATGACATTAAAGGTTCAGGTTCTATCAAACAAATATCATTTGATATAATTAGTTTTGCTAGAAACTTAGTAGCTGATGATCCTACAGACCGTAACACCATACGGTTTAGAGTACTGAAATCTAGATTTACAGGACTGACTGGTAATGCAGGTGCTGCAGTGTACAATATAAATACAACTAGATTAAGTAAGGTGAAAGATGAATTCGAATTCCAAACAGGAGCGTTATGATAAAATATATTTAACGGTAGCTCACGTGTTTAGTCAGCTATCGTTCGATGA